GGACAAGCTATTGTAATTCCAAATTCTACAAACACAATTACGATTGCATCATTTGGAACATTTAATGGAACTAGCGGAACAGTCAATTTATCTGGATCAATAACACAGGCCCAAACTAATGGTGACGATGCAGCAAATAACCTTGGGTTCCCTGCTCAAATTCGTCCAGTGGTTTCAAATGTAAACCTAGGAACTGGCACAACTGCAAGTTACGTTTTCACAGCAACCACGACGACTCCATCATTTGTTGCTCATTCGATTTTAACTGCTGGAGACAATATTCTTTGCAGTGGCGCAAGTAATTCGATGAATATTGGGCCGTGGGTTGTTACAACAACTGGCTATCAAGCGGTATTTGTTGGAACACTTGCAGCAAGCAGCACTTCTTTGAATATTGTTTCGGTAACATCTGGAACAGTTGTAGTTGGACAAGCTATTGTAATTCCAAATTCTACAAACACAATTACGATTGCATCATTTGGAACATTTAATGGAACTAGCGGAACAGTCAATTTATCTGGATCAATAACACAGGCCCAAACTAATGTAACTATGGCAAGCGGAACTGGAGTTGCACCAGTTTATACGCGCCCAGCTTGGTTTAGAGGCACATTGGTGGCGTCCGCACATTATTTTCAAATACAAAAAAGCAGCAGTGCATCTGCTGGACAAGGCAATATTTATTCAATTTTTCCAACCTCGGCCTCTGAATCTCTTCCATCTGTAACTGCAACCGCCTCTGGAGGGACTGGTTGGTCAAGTTGCCTTGTTTCTCAAAGGGCAAACAATGCGACCACCAGTTCCAACACATATAATGCAAGGCAAACGCTTGTAGCAAATACAACAACCGTTAATCCGTTGAGTTTTCAGACGTCGACGACATTCCTCTCTGCGCTCACCTCAAATGCAGTGGAATGGGTTTCAGATCGTCTTTACATCACGTCTGCAAATGCCTCCAGCCGCTTCCAAGTCGCCTACACAAGCGACATTCCCGCGCTGACTACAGCGGCTCCAGCAGCACTCGCAACATCCGCTTCTGCTGGTATTTCGACGCAGGCCGCACGCGCAGATCACGTTCACGCGCTCCCGCTTCCGGCAATCAACTCGACTGCTTTGACGGCCTACACGCTGGCATTGAGCGACAACAACGCGACAGTGCAGACTACTGCCAGCAGCGCGGTGGCGATCACTATTCCGCTTAATTCAAGCACCCCGCTGCCAGTGGGGACGCAGGTGCTTGTTTACCAAAGCGGCACTGGGCAGATTACGTTTGCCGGAGCGTCTGGCGTGACGTTGCGTTCGAGCGGAAGCAAGACTAAGACGGCTGCACAATACGCGCTTGCGACGTTGCTAAAAGTGGCAACTGATACTTGGGTGCTGGGAGGGGATATTTCCGCTTAGTATGTTCCTATCTGCGTTCGGAGCGTCAAAGCCTCTTATTCCGCCTGCGCCAAATTACGCAGGAGTTAATTTTCGTACTGGATCGTATTCTGGGCCAATAGACAATTTATACGGAGTACAGGAGAAAAGAAATGTTTACTGCGCTGGCAATTTTGCAACTTTATACGCATCGTCAAATTCTCCATATCAAACAAAATTGGCAATGTCTTTTAATGGAGCGGCTTGGACAGCGACAAATCTTCCATCTTATGGTGGTGACAACAGCACTCAGGAATTGTGGACTGATAAAACGCAATTTTTGGCTTACCAAGGAAATGCTGGCGGAAGATTGATTAAATCATCTAACGGAACAACTTGGACTTTTGCTGGATTTCCAAATTTATCACTACTTGGGTCGTCGGCCAGATTTTGGTTGTATTCAAACGGAATTTATTTGTGCGTATGCATTGATCACGCGTCACACATAATTTATTCTTGTTACAGTACAGATTTATCAAATTGGGCTAACTTTCAGCAGTCGATAGATGCTTCAATTTTGTACATAACAGCAGCAAGCTCAAGTAATGCTAGCGGATTTACTGTCCTTACAGCAGACGGCTCGATATTAAGATCTTATGATGGATTGAGTTGGACTCAAGAGACTCAATCTTCATATTTGCAAAATTCAGTTTGCATTGTTGAAAAAGATGGTATTCAGTTTTTCCCATCAATTAGTGGCGGATCAATTTTGTATAACAATGGAGTTTATACAGAGAAACCCGCAATTACATTTGGAAGTTCTGAAACTCCAGACATAGGCCATTACATCAACGGAGTTTATGCAGTTGGGTCACTTGCTGGATCAATAATAACTTCGACTGATTTAACAAATTGGACAATAAAAATTAGTTCAGTCTCAAGCACAAACAATGTTAAATTTTTTGGGTCAGATGGAAATACTGAACTGCTAATGCTAGTTAGCAATTTTGACGGAACAAATTTAAGAAACGTGTATTCTCCATAACATGAGCGACTTTCAACGCGCCTTAGATTTTGTCCTACGCTGGGAAACGGTCTTTGAAAAAGGCCATCACGGCGACTACGATTTTGCAATCGCGGAGAACGATCCAGATGATCCCGGTGGAGTCACCAAATTCGGGCTCGACGCAAGAACTCACGGGCCGGAGGTCGCTAGGCTCACAGTCGAAGAAGCGGGCGATATTTACTCGTCCTATTACTGGCTCGACTACGGTTGCGACGTGCTGCCGTGGCCCGTAAATCTAGTGGCATTTGACTCGGCGGTAAATTGCGGCAAAGGCCAGACAACTCGTTTTTTCCAGCGGCTCGCAGGCAGCGCAGTGGATGGCGCATGGGGGCCTAACACGTCGGCAGCAGTTGGAGAATGGATTGTTGACGTCGGCGCAGAAGTGGCGGCGTTGTCAGTTGTCCGCGCCAGAGAAGATTTTTATAAAGAACTCGCTCAACGAAAACCCGCAATGGCGAAGTTTTTGCGCGGATGGCTGAACCGGACTCAAGATCTTAAAAAGGAGTTTTCAAATGGAGTGGCTTAAAAAGATTGCGCCAACGGTTGGAACCTTGCTGGGAGGCCCCCTCGGAGGCATCGCAGCGCAGGCTTTGGGAGATATTTTGGGTGGAGAGAAAACCGTCGATGCAGTTACGAACGCGCTCCAGAAAAACACGCTCACGGCAGAGCAGTTGGCGGCGATTAAAAAGGCCGATGCAGAACTGGAACTAAAGTTGAAAGAGATGGGCGTTGAACTTGCAAAGATCGAAATGCAAGATCGCGACAGTGCCAGACAGATGCAGTCCGCCACGGGATCTTGGACTCCGGCGGCGTTGGCATGCGTTGTGACGCTGGGATTTTTTGGGATTCTGATGGGCCTGATGACTGGCGATTTGAAATTGTGGGACAACCCCGGACTGACGCTGCTACTAGGCGCACTCAGCACTTCATGGGGGTGCGTTATCTCGTTTTATTTTGGTGCCTCTCACCAACAAACACCTCCTGCAAAATGATTGATCTAGAATCCATAGGCATTCGCGTTGGATTCCTAGTCGCTGGCTTGTTTGGGGCCGTGTTGATGACCACCAAACGGGCGGCGGCGACTATAGGGCAGACCACGCTTTCAATCGTTGGCGGGGCAGCCAGCGCAAACTATATGACGCCGATTGTGCTGAAGATTACTAAACTCGATCCGAACGACAGCGGCTATGCAATCGCGTTCCTACTGGGGTTTGGTGGGCTCAAGGCAGTCGAAAAACTAGCTACACGATTCATAGGAGAAACTGCAACGCATGAGCCTCCCAACCGTACTAAACGCGGTCACTAATTCCATAAACGTCACAACGATCATAGCGATCGTGATTTTTGTGTTCGGGCGTGAAGATTCCCCGATTCACAAAGATAAGTTTCGCGCCATCGCTGGCAAATTGGCATTGTCTACGCTAATGGCTGGGAGTTGTTGGAACCTGCTCACGCTTTCGACTCCGGCACCTAGCGAGATTCTAACAAACTTCGGGATCTCGATGACGTTCTTATTGGGGGCGCACTGGCACTACTGCGAGTTCATCGCACCAAAGCAACTGCCGAGCAATCCTCGGAAGATCAAAAAGCAGTCGTCAAACAATCCTTTACAACTGCCAAAGCGGCGGAAGTCAAATGGCTAACGTCGTCCGCAAGTGGAAGCGGTTTCTGGCCGTAGGTTGTTCGCACGGGCATTTAGCTGACCAGTCGCTTCTAAAACAGGTGCTTGCGTTTAAGAAGCGGTGGAAGCCGGACTTCGTGGCGCATTTGGGAGACGCAATCGACCTCGCAGCATTTCGTGCAGGAGCCTCGGGATCTAGCGACGAGGCTGAAGACCCATCGGCAGATATCCACGATGGGCTGGTATTCATTTCGCAGTTAGAGCCGCGACTTTGGATGCTCGGTAACCATGAGCATCGGCTACACACTCTAATGGCCTCGCCGCGGGCTTTGGTGAGCGGTCTGGCGTCTCGTATCTACTCTGAGATCACAGACCGCGCCAAGCGGCTTAAATGCGAGGTTGTTCCTTACTCATTCGCAAAAGGTTGGAGGCAAATTGGCGACACCCTGTTGGGGCATGGGTATATGGTCAACGAACAGGCTGTGCGCGATCACGCCGAGGCGGTTTGCAGCGGAACCGCAACCAAAGTTCTCATCGCTCACCTGCATCGAGTCGCACAAGCAGAGGGCCGCAACCGAGCGCATCCGACTGGGTATTGTCTTGGATGGCTTGGCGACGTTGAACAGGCAAACTACGCGGCACTCAGACGCGCCACAAGCTCATGGAGTAGAGGCTTTGCATGGGGTGAATACACAGACGACGAAACTCAAATATGGCTAGCCAAAGAGACAAAAAGCGGGACATTTCATCTGCCAATTTAAGCGATTGGGTGCAAAAACTTCGTGACGAATTGATGTACGAAGTCGCTCCAAGTGGTTGGTATTCAATTAACGAAATCATTGAATTGACCAAAGTATCCCGCACCAGTTTGCAGGACAAATTGCGCGACAAAAAAATCGAACGCAAACGGTTCAAACCTCGAAATGGGGGCCGCGCATCAATTCACTACAAAATGCAATGACTGAAGAACAACGCATACGCCAAGCGCTGAATCTATTGGGCGAGTTCTTTGACACTGTTCAAATCTTCACCACGCGCTACGACCCAGCAACCGAAGCAACAGAGCACTGGACTGATGGAGTTGGCAATATCTTTGCGCGACTCCACCAAGTCCAGCGCTACGCTCGGCAGCAGGACTTGCCTGCGGACTACTCCGAAGAGGAAGATGACGGCGGCGATGAATAGATGGGTTTGATTACAACCGTCCCGTTGCGTTGTTTATTTTTTCGCATTTTCATGCACGCAGGCCCGCAGCAAACTTGGCGGACGCATAGACGCTTTTGAAACGCGCTCCCGCACTGTGGGCAAGTGCAGGTTACGATTTCGTTTCGTCGCTGTTTGCGATCCCAGAGCCAGTGCGCACACGGCTCGCAGTGCACGGAGTTCAGCCCTTCCGGCATATCACAGTCGCAGCGACGGCACAGGCGCTTTTGGGGCAGAGCCACGATTTGCCCACGCTCCTTAGCCGCTTCCATGGCTGCTCGGAAACTGGTGGGGTCGAATTTAGTGCCGTGTGAGTCTCGGTTCGACTCAAGCCAGTTGTCCCATTTGTTCCAGTGGCGGCGGACTGAAACGTATGGGCGACCGTTTACAAAGCCGGAGTCTTGAAAGCTCATAATTCCCAGAGTTCCTCGTTGTCTTCATTTAAACTAACTAGCCTAGCTTTAATTCCAAGGCTGTCTAAAACAGCCATCCAGCCAGAATCTTCGCAGGGACTTTGGTGAATAAAACTCCCATCAACTTTCCACTCGAATCCACTTCCATCACAGCAACCATCTTCACATTTGTAGTCGTATCGTTTTTTGCTTATTGTTATTTGTTTTTTCATCCTGCCTCCTCCCATTTTCCCAGTGTCCGCAAAAACGCCTCTGCGCGTTGGCGTGCTGTGGCGCAAAAGAATGACGGGTCATCCGAATAATGTGAGTTTGTGACTCTAGCTAGCTGAGTTGCGTAAAATGGGTTCCACTCCGAGACAATAACCTTCTCCGCCTCGTGCATTGAGTTGAGGTCGTTGCAGTAGTCGTGGATGTTTTGCGTTCCAAAATTCCAGCCGTTGTCTGGATACCATCCACATTTTGGGTTGCGTTTCCACCCACACGCCTCCGCAATCGCCGCGTTAATCTGTTCGTCGTTCATTTTGTCTCCTTTGCTGCTGCAATGAGTGCGTCTGCCTGTTCTAAAGCCCAACCCGCTTCACCTTCCATGTCCCACTGATATTTCTCTCGGCTCAAATTAGCCGCCAGAATCATGGCCGCAATTTCAAGGCGAGATGGCTCTGGACGATGTTGCCTTGCGCGTTCAAGCAATGCAGCTTGTGCGCTATTTTCTATCCGAGCGTCGTGTAACTCCTGCATGAGATATTTAATCTCACATTCCAGCACAATAATCTTTGCTTCGTCAGTCATTTCGTTACCTCCCGGTAAATCTCCGCCTCGATCAGATCCAATTCCAACAGTGCCGCACGATCGCCAGGCCACGCTTTCATGTCGTCCGCGCCAAGCCGCGCACGCAACCGCGCTCCAAGCGCCTTCGCACAGTCTAGGGTTCTCTGTAGCTTGGAATCCTGCACGCAAACGAAATAGCGTTCCATGGCGCTGATTGTTGTCTGTTTCACGGCCCCGCTATCCTCGTACTGCACCCACGCATCATCTCGGCCTGTTTCCTCGCATTTCCGCACGGCCACAAGCGTGCAGAGCTTGCCAACCAGGTCTTTGTATTTATTCCCGACTTTCATCTTGTGCCTCCTGTTTCTTTTGTTCGCATGCCGCGCAAAGCCATTCCCCGAACAGATCTTTGTGCATCATTTCGCCGCAATCTTCGCAATCCGGAGTTTCGTTCTCTGGTTCACTCATGGCGTCGAGTTTCCATTGGTGATCGCGTAGGAAATTCATCGCGCCTCCTCCCGCACCCAATCGGGGGCGCTTAGAATTTGTGCCGCCGTAGAGTATCCCGGCCACTGGTCAGACTCTTTGCAAGCGTGATACATTTCCAAATCTCGCCTGTACGCTTTGCGTCCATGAGCGACCAGCTCAGGATCTGCAACGTAGACGGCGACGAGATACGGCGGTTTTGTCTCCACGCAGACGAATGCAAACTTATTTGCGTCCACGTCATTTGCGCGGAGTCCGTCTAAATAGAATGCCGCTTGGACGTGGTAACGGTACTCCCACGAGGCCCGTTGAAACGCCCGTGGTGAAGCACTGGCGCAAGTCTTTAAGTCGACTACAACCCCATCACAGCGGACCACATCGGGCCGCGCTCTACAGGCAACTCCGGTCGCTGGATCAGTCCAGTATACGGACGACTCGATCTCCAAGTCTCCGGTGAGCATTTTTGAGCCAGTGGGATGCGCGAAAACAGCGGCGCGGATTGCACCGAGTTCGGCTTCCTCCTCGCTTGAGATGACTTCCTTGCCAGTCGCAGCGGCTTCAGCGTAAGCCTCTTTCCCCGCCTTAGTCCGGCGATCTGCGTCTAGCGTGACCGTCTCAGCTGGGATGCGATGCGGTTCCAGCACAGCCAGATGCACAAGATTCCCCCAGCGAAGGGCCGGTGATTTCGATTGCTCTTCGTTGTCAAGTTTCCAGCGGTAAAGCGCTGGAGCTTGGTTTATTAGGTCAAGACCATGTTTTGAAATGGTACTTGCGTCAGCGTGGTATTCTGCGGCGCTGAGGCCGCGTTTGATGTTGTTCATGCGGCGTGGAGGCTTGCGCGTTTGCTCGCGTTGTGCAATACATATTTCATGGATTTTTTAGAGCGCCTCGACAAACACCGCCGCAAACACACGCAACTAAGCCGTGCCAAATGGCTTGCAGAGGCAAAGGTTGCGGAGTCCTGTTGGTATCGCTGGAGGAGTGGAAAAAACTCACCAACCCTCGAACTGGTGCAGCGGTTGCTCACTCCATTGGGGCTTGAGTTGGCACTAATTTGGACACCTCAAGCTGACGCGCAATCCCCTAAAAAAGGCAGGTTGCGGACATCGCAAGAAAAAAGTGAAGAAAAAGTTTTAGAGAAATTGCACAAAACACTTGCGAAATAGCAAGTGGCGTGTAAAGTGAGCGGCGTTATGAAGCACCAATCCATTTTCTGCGGCTCTGCATACAGGCAGAGCGACGTGAGCGTGACACTGCAAACGGTTGCCCTTGGAGCCTGCATCCTCACGGATGCGCTGATTGTCAAATACGTGGCCACCTCCGCGCTGGAGGGTTTGGCGTTTGTTGTCCTAGCCGGAGCGGCTGGGGCTGTGATGGCGGGGGCAGTTAAAAAAGTGATCGAGAGATGAAAAGTTCTGAGAGACAACCCGATTGCACCATGATTGCCATAATTGGGGGCGTGGACTACAAGAGGTACGAGTACGAAAGAGACCTTGCTGATGGTCGGTTTGATAAAAATGTAAAACTTTTCTTTGTCGACCTGGGATTAGGTTTTGCCGAGGCTGCTGCAAAGCGTGGGAGATTGGATAGATTCCAGCGGTTACAAGATGAATACCATGGTCGCCATTGACCCAGGTGTCGGAGGCGGCATTGCCTACGAGGACGGGGGAACTGTGCAAGCAGTCCCAATGCCATCCACTTTGGGCGATATTGCAAAATTGGTGCGGATTCTGGCCACAGACAATCCCGTTTTCTGGCTTGAAGAATTGCCGAAGTTCGGAGGAAAAATGTCCGCTAGTTCGATGGGTGTTATGTTTAGAAACTATGGGCGGCTCGAAGGGTTAATCACTTCGGCGCAGTGTCGGATTGAGTACATTCCCCCCAAGAAATGGCAGAAAGCCTTAGGGCTCGGAGAAAAGGCCGCGCACGGGGACAAATGGAAGGCACATCTGAAAGGCCGCGCACAAGCACTGTTCCCGCGGCTCGATGTAACACTTAAAACCGCTGACGCGCTCCTAATTCTTGAGGCCGCTAGAAAGCTAACAATTTGAGGCGCAGCCCTTGCAAAAACCTGCATAACCAAAAACCAAAAAAACAAGCCTACGATATGGCAATATTAAGTCAAAACAGCAGCACTGGAACCTCTAGCGGAAGCCGAGCAAAAAACGTCGGAACACCACCTAAAGGCACATTCCTCTCCCTTTGTCTCGGATCAGATGAGGAATACGGGGTCACGAGAAAAAAGTTTGAATCCGAAGAGACGGAAGTCGTCGACCTCATTTCATTTTATTTCGGCTACAAACTGAAAACCGGCGAGCCGTTTGTGATTCGCTCAAAGCGAATGAAAATCAGCGGGCACGAAAAATCAGCGCTCTATCAGTTCGTTGCAGGGTGGCTCGGAGAAAAGCCTGCACCCAATTTTGACACCAAAGGACTGCACGGCAAGCCTGCTCAAATTACAGTGGCGCATGAGGTTGCGCTCACAACTAACAAGACTTATTCAAACCTAAAAAGCGCTTCTCCAGTGATGGAAGGGCTTGAATCGTCAATTCCGCACGCAAGCCTTTTTGGTTCCATTTTTGAGGACGATGCAAAAGCGCAAGAACCCGAAGACGAAATTCCATTCTAATGGCCTGCCAAGAATGCAAAATTCTTGCTGAAAAAGTTCGGGAGCTTGAACTGACTCTTGAAAAGGAAAAAGACATCCATTTCAAAATTGCCACAAAAGCCGACCGCTACTTTTTACAGCTAGAAGCAATCCGACAGTCAGCTTGGGGTGAAATGTGCAGCCTAACCGCTGACGGCCCAGAAGACCTGAGAGGCATCGAAGAGGTCGAATAAATTTGGTGCATGGTGTGCAGGGAGAGCCTGCAACAACGGGATTAATTTGGCCCGCTCATGTTGAAACACACCAAACGAGGGGCGCGACTCGACAACGCGCAATTTACCAATGAAACAGCCAACTATCCACCAACAATTCATCAAAGGCGAGTTTGTCGAGCTTGTTGAGTTATCGACATTTGAAGCGCTCAAAACTCGCTATTTAGCGACATTCAAGGCAGCCGACGTGTTGCTACAGGCGTTTGACGTTTTAACGGCGTCAGAAGTCGTTCAGGCATCATGGGGAGATGCTTCGATGCGGCACAGAATGGAATCTCAACAGGCCTATAAAAACGCCAAGGACGACCTGCTCAACATTTTATTCCCAGAGGAGGCTTAACAAATGGCACTCCTAAAAACTTCGCACGCAGTTGAAAAGCGTGACTTGACGACTGACGAAAAGCGAAACGTCGTAGGCACACTTTTTCAAGTTCTGAAATGGAACACTGAAACGGAGGCTTTTATTCGTTGTCCCGGCGAATCAGCGCACACGAAAACAACTGCGCAAGCGGATTGCAGAGTGTGCATTGATGAGAGAGTTCCAACAATTAGTTGCTTTCATTCCTCTTGCTCCGAAGCGGTTGCAATTGCCAACTATTCCATGCGGCCGACGCTCGGGCGGCTGAG